GAAGTGGTGACACCGGTTTGTCTTATAACTATGGGACAAACCGGTGTCACCACTTCCTGGCTCCCCTAAAAATGGTCGAGTTGGGAACATGCCCATGTTTCCTACAGACACTCGGCTAGGAGACTTCTGATACTTTCGACCGTCTTTTTCAAACACTGAACACCCACCGTATGGTTGAGTGAACAAAGAATTATACTCCGTTGTTCCCGTCGCTGGATTGGCAGGAGTGGTCTCTGTACCAATTGCAGGGTTGGCATAGTTTGTTCTGTACCAACGATTAGGGTTGTCACCCACAAAGCGCATCATTTGACCCGCGCCCTCATAAGCGTACATAGGCACACCCTTAGACACAATATTTAAGCTAACACCTTGATAGGAAAAAGATCTAGTCGAATCTTGATCCGGATTCTTTAAGTCGTAAGCGTTTGGTAAGGTGCTCTGGTAGTGTAGAATAGCTTCACTCGACGTATATGGGGAGTGAGTTCCCCAGTAAACGTTTAGCCCATCTGGAGACACCTCTAAGTTATCGGGAAGCTCAATGTTTGTTCCGTTGTGCGCGATGTTTGCGTAAGTTGCGCTGCCGTTTGAACTAACAGTGCTCAAGTCAAACGCAGTCGACAGGTCAAACTCGTACAAAACAAGTTTACACTGGTACGGCCTTATTGGAAACCCAGTAGCCGAGGACTCTATTCCAAGAACCCACATTTTTGTACCGTCGGGTTTAAATACAAAATCGCTCCCATAATACGTACCAGCAAAACGTTCGTAACTTGACCACCAAGATCGTGTGTAAAAATCGCTCTCCGCGTTGGAGTATGTAAACGATTTATCTAAGGTAGCGTTTTCAATAGAATACGGTTCTGTGGCATCGTACATAAGGACGGAAAAAGACGGAGATCCCACTGAAAATCCATCGTATGTCCCCAACTCACCGGAAAGAAGAACCGCAAATTTATTGCCCCCATTTAAAAATCTAATAGAACGAACCTGCGCAGGGGACGGCCTCGATTGATCCGAGGTGTACTCTAATGTCCGTAACGTTGCAGGAAAAGTTGCATCTAACGCTGTGTATGAATCAAACGTGTAAGGAACTTCCAACTCAACACGCCCACTGTTTTCATACGCAAAAGCCGCTTGCGTCATGTTAGGACCGTTGGATGACTTTTTCACCGCAGAGAAGTTAGAACCATTTCCCGTGGACATAAGTTCCATGTAAGACACACTAAACTGGCTAGCAACTTCGGAGCTAAGACTTCTATTAGATTCTTTTGCCCTGAATTTAAATGGAGGCACGTCTATTCTACTGTTCGACCAGTTAGATGCTATAGATGTTCCGTTTAATAAATGGTATTTCTGAAGGGTGCCGTTTATACTCGGGGAGTTTAAGTCATAACTAAGTGTCGCGGGGTTGTCGGAAAGATCCAAGAACCTACCAGTAGCTACTTTCTCGTTGTAGTCGGCAAGAGTAAGGGGAACCCTTTTTTGAAAAGGTCCGTCTGAGTATCGTGAGTTCTCCTGTATCTCTTTCCCGTAGTAAAACAAACCTGACTGTTGCCAACCAGTGTAGAGATTTACATCTGAACCATAAGTTGTTCGTTGCGGCCCCACAAACCACAAACTATTAAAGCCGCCCCTAACATCCGAGAACACAGCCAGTGGGTCTTTCTTTGCATTTAGGGTAACAACATAAGGCCAATGCAAAAAACCGCCGTCCGCAGCTATTGAGCCTGCTTCATCTTGCCAATCAAAATCAAGTTTTTGGTTAAGTCGATTGGTTCCAACCTCTGAAAAACTCGTTTGAGTTCTACTAAGGCGGTCAGTAGTTAATAGGCCTTCTGTTTGAACTTCGGCTTTACTTAGCCGCCATTGCTGGGCGCTTCGTCCTACTGATTTTTCTCTGTAAACAGGAGTGTATGTAAAAACGCCCTCTCCTATGGAAAAGTGGATTGAGTTCCCCCAAGAGCTATTGCCAGAGTAAGGCGCTATTGGACTGTTCGAGCTTAACGCATCTCCTATGTACTCGTTTGAACCGATGGTCCCGCTTGTACTTGCGTCGACGTAGTTTTCAGAACCGTTTTCTTCAATCATCCAAGTGTTGATTCTTTGAACCTCACTGCTACTACCGTCGACATTCCCGTCTAGAATAGCACAGGCTATGCTTAAAAAACGACCGTTCTTGGCTAAGTTAAAAACAGCCGGCTGCGTGTTATCAGCAAAAATAGAATATGCCGCGTTGACCGGATAAGAGACAGCAGTCTTTTTACGAATAGGGTATTCGGGCCATATGTTCCCTGTGTTACTAAAGCCGTTCTCTGTAAGGTTCCCTGTAACCCAATGAAACTTGGGGACCTGACGTGGATTAATATAAAACCCTGGATTAAGTGTGTCACTTGGACCGCTTGCAGCGGAGCCATAAACATACAGGACGGATGGGTAAGACCCTGCAAACGGGTCTAGCGTAATAGTCATATACGCACCAGAAGTACCCGGCGTTCCAGTAAACGTAACCCCTTGTGTCCAAACCGTACCGGTGTTGTCGTAGACGTTAATACCATCTCCCGACATAGAAGAATCAGAAAGATCAAACCTATAGTTAAACGCAATCCCCCTATCAGTGGGACTACTAGCAGTGGCGTAATCAACTGTATTTTCCACCATAGCAATTGTTGAACGGCTAAATACGTAATTCCCCACTGTTAGATAATTTTCTTGAGTGCCAAATGAAGGGCTTGCAAGGTACTCTGTCCTACCTGAACCGGAGAACGAAGCCTTTTTCAACTTCATTTGAACGTTTCTGTTCTTCGACGTATTGGTCGGGTAATAAGGAGCTCCCCCCGACTCTAAACCAACTGATTTATTAAGTTGGTGATGCCTCCAGTTCCAATATATCCTGTTGTTATACAGGTATGGATGACCCTCTGAATTAGGGTAATTTAAGGTGTCTGGATTATTACCAGGGTATTGCGGCAAGGCGTTGGATGTGGACTGTGCCCTCTGTTGATACAACCTTACTTTCCATAAAACAGGAGCGCCGTCGTTCAACTCCCACATGCCATAACTCGCAGGAGCAGCACTTGGATATTGATCCGCATACCGAGTTCTGTCTAAAAAACCAAAAAGATAAAGACAGCTTCCATCTACCGTCCACGCAAAATCAGTGGGCCATGTTTTTATGGTCTCTTGAGCGTCAGTTCCAGTGCTGTTTCTTCTTTGGTAAGCGTATTCAAAATCATCAACAGTGTAGTATGCAGTTCCCATACGAAGGTATATCTCGGTCTGTCCAGCGTCTATTTGTGCTGTGGTAAGATTGTCACCAACGTACCCCGGTAAAACCGTAGTCACAGGCCATTTAATTCTATTAGCCTGCGAGATGGAGACATTGCCCTCTTCGTAACAATATGGGTTCGTACTTCGACTAAGACCTGAATACTGAGAAAGGTGCGAGTACTGACCAGCAGCCTCGGGACTAACCATAAGATGCGGATCGCCACCTAAAAAGTGTTCCGATATTGTTGGATGGCCTTCGCTAAAATAATCAAACAACACTTGTAAATACTGACCGTCCGGAGTCACGTTTATAGAATGCGCGGGGTACAGTGTCGGATAATTTGGGTCACCATCTCCATACTTGTAGTATATATCTGTACTACCTGACCATTCTAGCTCATTAAGGTCGTATCCTTTACCCGAATCTAAGACAGACCGGTAACGTTCAACCCATTGATAGACATAACTGCTCGAACTTGTGTTAGGTTGCGCCCCTGAAGTGTACAAAATGTACAACCACAGTCCGCAGTTACTCCACTGGAAAGATTGTATCTTAAAATCCAGGTCACTTTCTAACGCTGAGTAATCAACCCGATTGGATGTATTCACTCGGCCATTAGGGCTAGCCTGGTATGGGAATGTCGATTGAAACACATTATTCGTGGCATAAATCTGCCGGTTTAATGCAGGATCAACTTGAGTTCCCAGAAACAATTTATTTCTTGTACCCGATTCATAAGCTGTTCCATTGTATGTCCCCCCATTGGCCCGGAACAACCGTTTATTATTAGGGTAACTAACAGGCGGAAGATCAAAAGGTGCTCTGGTGCCACCAGTGTAAAACCAATCTTCTCCACTTTCGCCAAATCGAAAACAGTTTACAGGCCCCCTTAAAGGGTCAGGGTTAGTCAGGTAAGAGGCGTTATTTAATACAATGTTTGTGTAATTAGAAAGAGGGAACAATGAGTCTGACCGCCCCATAGAGCCGAAACCCCCAGTTCCAAAACCTCCTAACACTTGGTCTCCATAAGCAACCGTGCCAGGTAAGTCTTCAGGGTTTAAAACAATTCCGCTACCAGGCACAAAAGACTCAGCATTAAATGCCTGCTCTAGTCTAATGGATACAATAACGTATTTTTTAAGGTGACCTCGATTAACTTGTACGGTCTTTTCTGTAGCAGAGGTCCCAAACATGTTTGAAGTGTTAATAGTTTCTTCGTTAGCCTCTAAAGTCACGTAGCAAGGAACAAGTAAGTTTCCTCCACTTTCAGCGTAACCAACAGAGTCAAAGGCAAAATTACCCGCGACGTAGTCTACTCCAAACACGTTAGTACTAGAGTCCTGGATGTAAGCTGCACCATACCGATGCAATGCAAGCTCTATCTCAAACGCAATATTAGTTCCCCCAGCTTGGTACAAAGGATTAGGTTCAGCAGGTGTAAAATCGTTAAAGTTTCCATCGGAATCTGGAGCTACTGACGGAGCAGCCAATCGTGGCTTTCCTTTCATCGCCATCTGCTCTTTTTCTGAGTCGGAAATTGTACCTCCAAACCAAAACTTGTCTAAGTATGGGATTTGAACGCTTGGTGTTACCGTTGCACCTTCATACTCATTCCAAACGGCAGAGGTGTCAGTCTTCCAAGACTGAATATAATAATTAGCCTGTAACGAATTCACACTAGGAACTGTTGAAGCATACCTAACCTGCTCCATGGCTTGTGTGCTGCTTAGGATAAGGGAGCTGCTTCCCGGATAGAGGTACGAGTTCCTGTACCACCAACCGTAACCTTTTAAAGGTGCCGGTAAAGCTCCACCGGCATAAGGAGGATTATAAGAATTTTGCGCACCGCTATAGGTGTCATCCACAAACGGTTGAATCAAAGAACTGGTAAAGAACTTTTGGAAGTTACTCGAAATTTCTGTTCCGTCGATGGTTGTGTACGCAACATCGTAATAAGGGTCTCTGCCAAGTATCTGCATGTCAAAGCTAGGATACACTTTGTCATAAGGAAAATATTTATTCGCAGATAATTGGTTCCGACGAAAATATGCAGTGAAGTCGAATTCCTGCAACGTACCGTAGTAAGAGTTATACTCAGAACGAGGGGAGTCTTCGTAAAACGTGTTTTTTACGGACCACAGAAATGGACTGGGATCGTCAGTCGTGTAACCTCCTCCAGTATAATAACGATAAGCAGGCGTGTTTCCTGTTGAAGGATCTTCAGTCCAGTAAAAAGAGTCAGGAACAACCATGTCAGGAGATGACTCAGTGTTCGCGATACCCCTTAGGCTTGTCTTTATAGCCCACAGTTTACGTATATTAGCCATTACTACTCCTAAGACATATTAATGCCAGAGAGACCTGCGTACCAAGTAGTTCCACCATCGTAAGTAAACAGCGTGATTAGGTCAGATTCTCCTGGACCAGGTTCCGCTGGCTGCGTTCCGTTAGGCCATAACGTTGTCCCTGGATACGTCGAAGTGCCGGTTCTCGGGGATGCTCCGTAGTAGTTATGTATAATAGTAGCACTATACACGCTGCCTGATGCAGGGACGTTGGTAAAGATAAACTCTATGTTGCCTGTCGCGTTATGAGAACAGTAAAACAAGGATGCCGTGTTGGCGTCACACGTGAATGTTGAAGCACCTATGTTAAACGTGGGGCTGGTAGAGCTCTCGTAGAAATTAGACGCATTAATAGTTGTTGCGTTTACAGTCGTTGCGGTCATCGTGTTAAAGGTAGCGTCTCCTGGTGTTACTCCACCGATAGTAACACCGTCGACTGTTCCACCATTAACATCTACTGTATCTGCAACCAACGAATCGATATTCGCTGTTCCTGTGATGTATAAATCTCTCCACTCAGAACCAACCGCTCCCAGGTCTAGGGTTTCTACTGATGGAACTAAACTAGAGGCTATATCTGCGTTAACAGTAACCGTGTCTGCATCGTCGCTGCCAAGCGTGGTATTGCCATCCACTTGAAGGTTTCCAGAAGCCGTCACGTCTGTGCCGTTAACAGTGGTAAACGTACCTGCAGCGGCGGTAACGCCTCCAACTACAACATTGTTTAATGTGCCCGCAGAAGCAGGAGACACCGTAAACGTAGAACCCGCAGCGTTAACAGTAAAAGCAGTAAAGTCTGCCGCTGCTGGAGTCGTTCCACCAATTACAGTACCATCAACTGTGCCGGCGTTAACATCGACGCTAGAGAAAACAGCCGTAGAAGATGTAGTCGCTCCAATCGGAGTCCCATCGATTGCTCCTCCAGTGATCTTGACCGAACTAGCTGTCAAATCGTCAGTGAGAGAAATTACCTCGTCACTGCCATCTGCAAAGATTATTTTAAAGTCACCGTCGTCAATGTTTACTTTTGATGCGCCTGTGCCGGTGGAGATCTCAACGCCATAACTCAAAGAACTTGTTCTGACAAAGTACAACTTCTCCAGCGTAGATCGTGGAGTTCCTGTTGCATCAGCCACAATGTTTAGAGTGATCCTGTTGCCAACGCCCGGATCATCGCCTCCAGTCAAAGTAATTAGTTTGTACTGACCTTCAGAAACATCAGTACCGCTTATGAGCCAATCACTGGTGTCTAGGTTGTATGATGCACCTTCACCCGTCAAGCTAACGGTAACGCCTCCATTTATAGCAGCGTCTAAAATTTCAAGGTTGCCATTGGTTATTGAACCCCAGGAACCAGACTTCTCGCCTGTTGCGATAAGTTCGAGTCCTGTATTTAAACTGTACGTACTAGGCATGTTTCGCTCCTAAGTTTGACCCCACTATACAGAAGTCTTGTTTATATGACTAGATCATTCCAAGAGTTAGAAGCTGCAGGCTGTTCTTCGGAATAACTCTGCGAATCGGCATTTGTAACAGTGCTATACGTTCTAGCGTTTACAATTAAGTCATTTGGAACACCCCAAATTAATTGTTGTACACGTACATACACATCATCACTTAATCCTACACCGTTAAAGTAATCCTGCATTATATCGATATCAGATTGCGCCGGGGCGCCGCTGGGAATAATTCCTACAGGAATGCGATTTGTTTGAGTCAAATTTCCTATTGCGACACGATAAGGGGATCTGATATCGGCCCTCGCTATCCAATTAATAAAACTGGGGTCAATAGGATTGTTATTATACGTCTTGGAAACAGGTCTATCGTCGTAAACCCCTGGCTGATTCTCGATTACATATAACATGTGGTTTTGAACAACATTGAAAACCTGGCTTTGGTTCGACGCCCCTAGAATGCTCTCGTCTCTCGTGATTGTTTTAGGGTATGCCAGGTATCGTTCAGGAGTCATGCCGAACACGTTATTGAAAATCCTAGTGTCCCCGCTGAAGATTGACTGAGCTGCGTCTATTACCTCAACGGTAAATAAAGCACCACCTGTTGCATTTAAACCATCGTTGTTAAACGATGTGACAGCCTCAGAGATACCACTAACAACAAACGTAGAGCCCGTTGCAATAACGGTGTTCGCCAAAGGAGAAAATGTAGCTTCAACTCCAGTTACCTCAACAACTACGTTGACGATCGACGAACTGAAAGAGACCTCACTAAAGGCATAGGCTCCAAAAAGACTCATCTCACCTTCCTATGCTTGTGACTCAGACCAGCTCACCCGTCCCGAAATAATAAATGGGTTGTTTGTAGATACCGTAGAAGGATCCTCGTTCAGCGTAGCAACAACGGTCAAAACATCTGGGCCGTCTGGATAAACGTTATCTCCACCCAAAATTGCGTTCCCTAAAGTAGCAATTTCTCCAAGTGCTTCAGTAGTCAACACTGGCTGACGATCCGCTGTACCCGCACCACCCTGCGCCTCAAAGTTGTAAATACTCGCCCCACTGTCAATGTCGTCAGAAGATGAATGAGAGATCAACTGACTCAGACTTGGTGCGGTAACACGTTCCCATAGGTTGTTAGTTAGCTGTCCGTTGAGAATTAACTCAATCGTAACCGCGTGAGTGGACAAAATTCCAACGCTATTTAGAATTAACTGCATGCGGTTGATGATCTCTCGCTCACCTAAGAACCCAGGGGCACTTGTGTCTACAGATGGAGCCAAGCGAACACTAATTAACGGTATCCTTTTAGTCACGTTAATATCATCGCCTGCCGTACCGATAGTATAGGTAGTACTTCCCGCAGACGTGCCCGTGGGAACGGTGTCTATAACCAGAAGGTTTCGTGTTTGCCTAGTACTCGAGAAGTTAAAATTATCCTGTTGAGAGTTAATAGACGGAAGATACGGCTGATACGGAAACACACTGCCACTAAGTGGGTTAGCCAGTTTTGTTCCGGCAGTTATGTCGGCACCCGCAACGGCAGTCCCTGGCCCAAACGAGGCCAGAGAGCTATTAGCAGTGTCAAGCGATATTGCGTAACCAATCTGGGGGTAGTTTCTATAACTCCGATAATACCGATATATGCCGGTAAACTCTACTTTACCGTCAACAGTTACTGCTCCAGAAGCACCTTGACCCAAAAGAGTAAGATTGGGTGATGTAGCGTTAAACACGTATGCTCTATCTGCGTCGAACCGACCATCCATAATTACGGATGTACCCCAGTGTGCCAGGGCAGGAACGTAAGTTGGCTGTCCAATGTTCTGAATTTCATATCTCGCAGGTATGTTTCCTGATCGCATATATGCTTCGGTAAAGAAGTTACCGTGCACAAAACTGTGTACGTATTGCACGTCGCCGTGTTGGTCCTTAAAACCAAACCTAACTTTACCTGCGCCGTACCAAGAGTAATCTATGTAGGCCATCTGAATTTTATTGATATCCAGTTTAAAACCTGTGTACCCTGTTCCGTCGCACACATCTAAGTTCCACGCATATTGCGGAACCCTTGTTGTTACAGACTTAGTAACAATAACCTTTTGAGCGCCAACGCCACGATAGCTTGGTGTGATGTACATCAGCTCGTCGCTATCAATCCTGGAAACTCGATGGCTCTGACCTTTGATTACTATATAATCGCCAACGTTTAACTGAGAGCTGAACTGAGTATCAATACCAGACACCGCGCTAGACCTAAACGCAACATTTGCATAACCACTGATTTGCTCAATTGAGCTTCTTCGACAAGCGTACAGGTCGGTTCCATCAAACTCAAAAAAGATTCCGTTTTGGTCATCAAACAAGCCGCAACGTAAAGAACTATTTTCCCAACTACGTACGTAATACTCAACCACACCAAAAGAGGAAGTGTCTGACGGAGTGCCGTCTAACTGTACCGTAAAAGTAAAATCGTCCACAACACTTAGAACAGAGTGGAGACCGTTCCAAAGGTTCGATCGATTATTAGAGGGATCTACAGGCGTAGCAACATCAAAACCCATGTTGGGATGCACAGAGCAATAAGTGTAAAGAGTGGGAGCACCCGTCGCCACTACAATTTGAGTGTACGCTCCAGCGGTGCCGGGAGTTCCAACAGTTGTCACACCTGTTGTGTACTCTACACCCCCTTGATGTGTGCCATCTTGTGTGATCGAGAAACGCAACGGGTGACCAGAATTAGAACTATCGCTCTGGTCAAGTTTATACGTACGTCCTTCGTATAATGTGTACGTAGTAGGAATCAGGCCGTCGATATGATACTTGTTCTCGTTCGCTAAATTAGGAGACACTGTAACAGGGAGACTAATCGTCCCTAACGTGTCGTCGGTAGTGTTTGTAGAACCATTTACAAACACCGCCAAATCAGCGCTCAGTCTATGTGGGAAACGTGTAACAATTGTTCCTACATCTCCAGATCTCGTAAAACTGTCAATTTGAGAAGTTGGGCTAAAGTTTACAGCAAACGAAACCTGAATACCCTTACCGGACTGATAACGGAAGTACTTACGAGTTTGACGAATCATTTGACTGTCTGGGTTGGTAGGCGGAATTAATTCTACGCCACCATCGTAAGGACGATGCAAAGCAAAGCCATCAGGACGCAACAACAGAGAAGTGTTCTGTAGATAGTCGATACTTGTTTGGCTAACAGCCGGCAACGCTTCTTCTGTTGTAATTTGACCATCTGAGTTGACATAATTAATAGTGGCCTCATGCACACTACCAGCGTCAGTCATGCCAGTCACGGTGACGTTTGTTCCAATAGAAGTTAACTGCACTTTGTCTGTGCCCGCGTCAGCATCAGTTTTAGTGTAATGAATACTAAATGTACTGGTGTTTACTACATTAGCAAAATACAGATTAGCAAAGTTTACATTTCCCGGAGCCCCGTCTCCAGCAAATCTTACTGAATCCCCTGTAGTCAAACCGTGATCGGTGGCGGTAAACGTATCGGAAGATGAGTTGAAACCAGTAAGTGTCGTCGGCCCCTCTGTCGTTTCCGGTATGTTTATAAATATTGTATCGCCTTTATTAAAGTAAGACGTAAACGAGGTTCCTTCACCGTTTAGTAGCGTTGAGCCTCCTACAAATGAAACAGAGCCTTGCCCATTAAACGACCCAACAATAGTTGTTGGCTGCAACGTAACCGTTCCTGTTAACTCACTGGAGCTAGACCCTGTCTCTGACAAAGAGATAACTGTGCCAAGACTTGCGTTATCTTCGGTTGTTGCAAACTGAAGAAAATCTTTGTTCTTCCGAACTACGTAATACGTGTTGCCACTTGTGAGACCGTTAATATTTGTGGTTCCGCTTGTCGTGTATACAACCGAGTCCCCTGTAATGAACCCGTGGTCTACAATGTACAAAGAATTTAAATCAGCAACAAACACGGCCTGCGCAGTAACCAACGTAGTCCGAGCCTCAATTACGTTGCCCGCATCAAAAGTAAACGACAATCCATCCGTTCCGGTAGAAGAAACCACATAGTTTCCATCTGCAGCGCCAACGTAATCCGCCAATAAAACCTGCGTCTCTGAGGGCGATGGAACAGAAGTAAGATCTATAATATTAAGCTCTGAGAAAGTCCCTCGACCAGAACCGTAGTACTCTAGATTTACTCTATTTCCAGAAACTCCGGCCACGGCCTCAGCCTTGCTGTTATAAAGGTAAATGTAGCTAGTAGAAACCTCTACCCAATAAATCTGACCGTTATTCAAACCAATGAGCGGACTCAAGGAAGAATATTGAACCGCATCGCCTGTAGAAAACGGATTAGTGCCGTCTATGCGTATTCGATTTAAACCAAGAGAGATCCAAAAACTACTGTTTTGAGCCAAGCAAGCACCGGATACGCCAAACGGGTTGGCGGTAGTAGATAATTGAAACCTGTCTCCAGACTTAAAGGCCGCATAGTAAGTAGTGCCATCAGACAAACCACCAATCTCAGTTCCTCCGTCTACGTCATATACAACAGCAGAGCCCTCTAGAAGGGTGTTTCCAGGAATTTGAACCGTGTTGGCTGTTGGTTTTGTAAGAGTTGCTTGAACTCTATACACAAGATCTGTAGAGCCGCTGCTTGTAAACTTAATGGCTGAACCGGTTGTACTCGTAAAACTAAGCCTGTTGTCATCTACGCGACTAGCTATGTAAGCAGTCCCGGAAGACAGGCCAGTAGGCAAGGTCCCTGATGTAGACGTAACGGTAACGACCGAAGGATCAGTTATACCGTGGCTCGGAACATACAGAGTTGAAGGTGTTACATCAAACAGAGTTGGAACCCATGCCAGATCTGTGGTGTTACTGCCGTAAAAGTATACTTGGCTACCGTTATTGTTTTGATAAATTTGGGTTAAATTCGAATAAGCAGATGAACGAGACCTTAGATAATAATCGTAATTCGAGCTTGAAGCGGGCTGCGTTATAGCTGTAGCTTCATTAAAATAAGAATGGCTTCCACCATTTATTCTAACAGCAAAGGCAGGGTTGTCAGCAATAGTATATCCAAATTTGGCAAAAACATTACTGTCTAAGGCGGAGATACTTGAGTTGACGTAGATGTACGCCACGCCGCGATAGTAAAAATTACTGCTGCTATAACCGTAATAATACGACTGCCAGTAAGAACGCACAAAGGCTGATTTAATTAAACCCGAACTGGTTCCAGGAGCGCTTATGCTTATGCGTCCAGATGATAAGGAGCTCGTACGGAAGGTATGAAATTGAATTGTGTTCTCATCTATTACGTTTACAAAATACGCATTCATATACGACAAGCCAGAAATAGAAGTGTTACTACTATCACCTAAATACGAAACAAGGTCTCCTGATTGAAAACCATGTGGGGCTGAAAAAGTTGCTTGGTTATTAGCAACCGTCACATCGGACTCTTTGAAAAAAATACCGTTTGTTTTAGTTAAATCTGGTTGCCAACTAATTGACGACACACCACCTAACAAAAACCCGTCAGCCTCACCAGTCGGAACGTTGTTTGTGTAAGAAACATCTAAAGATGAGACATTGTCTACGTCTACTCCAGATGTCTCAAAGTTAAGTGTCGACTTAGCAAAGGTATTGGACAACGCCATGCTGGTGCCGGTAGTGAAGTCTGTTGGAAAAACAGTGCTAACTGTTAACTCACTAGGGTCCGATGAATCGGTTGTAATCCCCCCAACGTTCGTCAATTTAAACTCTGTTCCTGAATAAACTGAACCTGGGAACAATTGAGTGAACGTTTCGTTAATGTCTCGTGTCTGTAAGAAAATAGACTTAGCTATATAGTTAAAGGCCGTTGTGCTTAAAATAGAAGACACTACGAAACCGCCATCGGCAGAGGCGCTGCCAGAAGATTGCACAATAATAGGCGCCCCACGTTGAAGACCGTGGGCATCAGTTGTTGTTACCGTAACAACATCGCTGCCTTGAGCGACCGTCATAGTTTCTACACCAATATCAAAATCCCCATTACGAGCAAAGAACGTAGGGATGTTATTGGTGAGCTCTAGTGTCTCCCATTTTGTGGACTGCAAACCATATTCAAAGTCAGTGTCAATTAGGTTCTCAGGGTTTGAAACGCGTATTTTAGAAACAGGGTCAACAAACCGTTGATTAACGGTCATGTCGGTGCTTTCTTCTTCTAAGAGGATCTGAAGATCGTCAGTATCGCTCATAGCGGTCGTATCAAAAGTCAACGTTAAGGTGGTTTCAAAATTGCTGTAATCGAAAGCAATATTGTCCAAGCCTAGAGCACTGTCATTAAACTGGTAAATAATTGTTCCAGCCGTAACGTTTGTGATTAACAAGAACCGTTTTCGTGCGTACACATCGTTGACTTTTACCGTCTTTGCGGAAGCATCAAACGTGTAATCAAATATAAGTTTCTTGCCCATTTTTTATCCTAACGCAATTGATAGTGCGATTGACTGATCGATTGTCACAGACTTACTAGCAGGGTAAGTCACAAACACTGATTTTATGCCCGCAGAAAAAGACACTTTACTGCCTGAGTTGCTACTTGTTAGCACCGTATCTCGCCTTAACGTATTTAATGCAGAGTATGTTCCAATACCTACTTCAAAATCACCGTCCGCAGAAACAATAGAGTAAAAAGTCTCGTCTCCAACACTAAAGACACTCGCGAATGACTGAAACCCTACTGAAGGACCGCTGAGAGTCATACTCACAGTGCCTTCGGTTGTAGATGTTTCTTTTACTCTATCAAATACAGGCATTACGCAATCCTTATGATTGCCGTACTCGCGTCTGCTGTTGGAAACTGAATAGTAAAGTCTCCACCCGAGGCGCTTTTATTGCCACCAAAATCCAACACTGCAACAGACGGTTGAGTTCTAGCGGACGCGTTTCCTGCTGGCGTGTTATTAAAAACAACCGCAGAGTTCGCATTTGTAATTGTCACACCAGTAAACGTCTTGTTAGAAAAACTGGTAAATACAGTTGTTCCAGCCCCTCCATTTGTAGGGGCTGTGCCAACAACTAGACCATTGTCCGTAATTGCTGAGGCTCCACCTCCGGAGGTATAACCGCCTGCTCCACTAACGCCAGTGGTGGGAACTTCTTCGGCGCCAAACGGTGGAGTGGTGGTAGCTGGTCCTAAAACATCGGACGAGTTAATATATAACGATATTACAAACGTTCCCGCTGACGCACCCGACGTACTAAAATCGTGACCCCCTAAAAGAAGTTCTTCTTTAAACGAGGTGGTCAATCCTGCAGTAATCGACATCACATTCTCCTTATTAACTCAGCAAGCTCTGGGTGTCCTGCATCTTTTAAGGCATTATACACAGTTGTACGGTCACTGAGAATACCCTGTTTTATGTGATCCGATATAACAGACTCCATAACATTTTTAAATGCCCTTGCTTGATCTCTAATCACTGGAGGAGCCGTATCCGCTACATGCATCAACTTATCACAACAAAAAGAGGCGATCTCCTCCGGAGTATGCCCCCTGTTTGTTGTGGTATGAACTTTTACCTGCATCATTGACTAGGCCGAACAATCTGACCCACACGATACAAGTCTGTAGTCTGTTTAGATTCGCCCAACATTTTCAGTTGCACTAAACCTTCCTGCACCCGTTGTTGGTACATGGACATTGTATCGTTTTCAGCTTTCATAAACACACCAGACTCAACTAGGGTCGCATACAAAAGGGTAGTCTCAGCGTTAATGCTTAACCAACTTGTTGCATTGTCTCCAGCAGAATCCTCGGTCAAACTAACAGGCGCATAGAAATAGCTTAACTCAAACGGGTACGCTGTACCTGGAGTTGGTCCAAGAATGAAATTAACGTTATCAAACTGTGCGTAATAACGAGGATCGCCCTGAACTGTCGCGTCCGGAGAGTACGTTTGTACAAAACTAGCATCTTTAAAATCAAGGTAGTTCTTTTCGTTGTTCTTGATATACGACAAAGAATACGGAGCCAAAAAATCTGTCGGCAAATTTAAGTACTTAGTTCCCACCACAAAAGTGGACGACTGAGTTTTGCGAAACAAATTTAATTGAACTTGTTTTAAAATTTTGTCTTCAGCCAACCTGATAAAAACAGGGAGGTTGTTTACAAAAGTCGTCTCGTAATTTTCAGTGTAATCCTGAACCGCCTGTTTTAACTGACTATATGTAAAAGCCATTTATGCCTCCACCGTGACAGGCCCTGCAGACGTAAAATCTCCGCCCCCTCGAACCTGCCCTGATTGTGCCGTTTCGGACACAGTGATTGTGTATGTGTCGCTATCGACCACTGTGATCGAATAGCCGTTCGTGTCGTTTAATGCTGAAGCCGTAAAACCATCAAACGGCGCCGCGTTTCTTAATCGTACAACATTAGAAGTGCTTCTACCATGACCAGGCTCGATTACGGTTATAACACCTGTTCCAGACCCTGAAGAAAGCAAAGGATTCGATCTCAACAATACCTCAACTTTAGGTTCTTCTCTATCCGGACGTGCGTCTTTTAGGGCTTGTGGATCTGGCCCTACACGAGGAGGAAAGAGCTGGGGATGTTTTTCTTCCCACTCATCTGGACCAACTAAAAGACCGTTCCATTCCTTCTTCATTTCAGAAAGACGATATCGCTTTCCTGAACGATCAGAAATACCCCAAGCCTTTTTGCCACTAGCGAACGCCATTATACCCTCAAATAACTTAAACTTGGTTGAAGTTTTAACGGAGTGCGGTTCTCGTCCTCGTCCGCTGCTCGTTGAAACTCTTCCTCATAGATACTTTTTAACATCTGAACGCGTTCAGGAGCTCGTTTGACAGCCATGTAGTACGCCAAGCCTGCAACCATACAAGGATAAAACCTAAACGGGAGGTCCGTAGTATTAACTAACGCGTCCGCATCTTCGATCCTACGGACGTAATAGTAGACCAATTGATCGGTAGAGTTTTCAGGAACTGACCACAAATTAATTACTGGAGTAATTTGGCGGTCAAAATAAAATTGGCTAGGTCTACCCTGAGTCGTCTTGTTAGGCAGAGTTAAATAGTCACCTCGGCTAATTCGATCTAACTCGTAGTCCGTCCCATCTCTGCGCAGCACAACCTCTAACATATCAACTACATCAGGAGTCAGCGTCTCCTGTGCTTGGCCTTGAGTTAATATAATTGTCGCTTGGTTAACAGTCCACAGGTTTAAACCACGGTTGGCCCAATCCGCAAACATCAAATTTAAAGACCGACGAGCAGTCTTCGCATCGTAACCCGTGCGAACCTCTAGCCCACACCGCTCATACGCTTCTTCAACGATTTCCCCTACATCGAGGTTAAAATCTCTTGATCCAGAGGTCGCCATTACTTCTTCCTCTTCTTCGCAGTCTTCGCAGCCTGCTTGAAGTTTTTAGCCGTAGGAGCCCCTTTGGTTCCGGGCTTTCTCATTTTTTCGCCAGATCCAGCGGCAATGCGCTTTTTCTTAGCCGCAATATTTGCGTACAATCCGGGTTTCTTAGCCATCTTACTTCCCCCTCCAGTAGATATCTGTTTGACCTGTTGGTTCCTGGTAATCGCCATAACTTGTTTTCCTTGTACGATCCGTGAGATCCTTTAACATCTCGTAGTTTTGCAAAACCATTTCGTTCGTACGCCGCACTTCAACTTCCATTATAGCAGATCGTTTGTCTAAATCCACAAGTGTTGTAGTGCTCCACTCAACCCAATTTTGAACAACTATTCCGTAGCTGCTAATAACACCAACTACTATTACAGAAGCCAACATAAAAACATTCTTCTGCAACATCTAACAATTCCATCTTTTACGGGCGGCTTTACCTCGCTCACCTGTCCAACCACTAGAACGAGCGCAGAAAGACTTCTTTCGACCCTTGGCTTCCTTCGTTTTTGGGTTTGGGGCGGGAGCCTTTAAGTTTGATCCGGTTTGACGATTGTACTTTGCTCGCCCTTTAGCAGTGAGACCAGCACCCTGTTTGACGGATCGTTTTTCACCGCGACCAACAGATAACTTAACATTCTTTTTCTTACGTTTTTCTGCCATCAGAGTGGTCCCGCGTTCTTAACAAGTAGGATATCAAAGTTGGACGTGACTCGGGTATTGTTAGCCTCGACATCTGCCGTCCGCACGTCAATGTCACTCTTCTCGTCAATCCGTAGTGGGTAGTGAAACTCGTAACGGTACTGAGAC